GCTCCCTTTTTAAGTACCTGGCCAGTGGTGCGGCCTGCAGCTTTGCGGGCAGCCTTTACGGTTGTTTGGGCTGCTTGTTTCGCCGCTTTTGTCGGCGCCGCTTTCTTTGCTGCTTTAGCAGCTTTTAGGGCTGCCTTTTGTTGCGCTGTCGCGCCAATTCCTGATATACTGTATAGTGCCATTTTTTTATCGGTTGCGTATGTGTACGGTTTTTTATAGTCAAAGTCGCCGACTACTGGATCAATCCAAATTTCATTACTCGTTCCAGGGTTTACCACTACAAAAACGTGTTGCGGCTGCTTATCAAAAATTTTGTAGCTCGCAAAACGGTAGGCAAACGGTATGCCTAAATTTTGTAAAACGCCGCCAGCAAACAAACTATAATGTTTACAGTCGCCGTACCCGGTTGCTAGTATAGCTGCAGGGCTTTTTACCGTCTGCTTTGTACCTGGCTCAATAACGTATCGCACATTCTTTTTAAGAAAATTAAAAATTTTGCGCGCTGTTTCTCGTTTTGATCCTGCGTTAAAGAAAGAACTTATTTTACTGTAGTCGCCAGCGTGTCTGCGGTGCGCTTCCAGTATGGCGTCAATAATATCGCCGGTGCTTTGATCTGCCGACAGCATTTCGCGCCTATTTTGAAACGGCCCCAGCCTACCCATTAAAGTAGTTGCGTCCATTCCTTAAATCATTTTACTTTCACTAACAGGCACTACCAGGCCGTCCACGTTTGCCGTTCCTGTAAAACTTACGCTGGTAGATCCTACAGGCCTAGTTAGTAGCTCGCGCACTGTTTCAAATACCCCTATAGCGCTAGGCCGGGCCTGCAGCTTCAAAATACTTTCGCTGTTAGCGGCTACGCGCTGATCGCCAAACGCCGATACATTTGCTACAGCTGATCCCTGTACGTTTATAGTTCCAGTAATTGACTTTACAATTATTGCCTGGTTAGTTGGATTGGCTACTGCAAGATCCACGTTAAATACTGGGGCAAACAGTGTGCCGCCAGGACGAAGCCCGCGAAGCGTGAAAACGGCTTTTTGGCCGAAGCGATAACGTGATAAAAAAAACAGTGCAGCTGCGCCGCCTACCAGTAGTAAGATATTCCGCATTTACATTGTGCTGCGGCCTTTTAGATCCCTTGTCGTTTGTCGTTACCGAAAATAAAACTGAAAAACGAATAAAAAAAATCTATTTCAAATTTTGTTCAGTTTTGTAACTTTTCGCCCAGCCCGCGTGCGGCTTTGTAGGGCCGCTAACGCGGTCTGTGGCGAATTTAGTGAAAAAAATTGATATTAACTGAAAATTTTAGGATAAAAATATACACATTGTTACCTGTATTCACCTTTATTTAATTAAAGTAACAGTACAGCAAGGGTAAAAAGTAAGGCCCGACGTAGAAACGCCGGGCCTTTTCCTAAACCAACCCTGTCTGCTTATGTAGATCGAATTTACCTACTTTTTTTCAAAATCGCGTATTAGCCACGTACGGCCCTCAAATTTCGCGCTTTCCTTGTCGTACCAGTTTATGTACCAGGCGCCCGAACTGGCGCAAAATTGGCCAAATTTGAGCCTATTAGTGATGTTTCGATATTTCCGGGGCCTTTTGGTGCCAGGCTTAAAAAAAACTATCGCAGTTTCTAGCTTTTTGTTCATTTTGTACTATTTTAGCAGTGAATACAGGTGACTTGCGGCCAGTTCCGTAGTCGTTTGTCCGCGCCGGTCGAGTTTACTCCCGGCGCTTTTTTTTTAAAACGGTAAATCGTCTAAAATTACGCTATCAATGTTTTGCTGGCTGCTTTGTGGCTGCATTGGCATTGTAGCCTGGCCAGCTGTAGCGTTTAGATCCTGCGGCTGTTGTTCTGTAAACAGGACGCGCAAATAATTAGTGCCGGCCTTGCTTTTGTTTACCCAGCCGCTCATTCGGTACTGTTTTCCGTCAATAGTGGCCGTACCGTTGTAGTCGGGCTGCGTAGGCTTTTCCTTTCTGTTTTTGTAAAGGCTGCCGCTGTTGTTTTTCTGTTCCATAGTTATTGCTGTTCAGTTACCTCTGTTCCCAGGTTATTTTTTTATCCCCATTGTTCGGCCATAGCTTTTGCAATTCCTGGAAATGTTTTTGATCGAATTTTTTGTCTTTCAGTTGTAGATAAAGACCAAGCATTTTTAAACCAGAGTGGCTGTCTTTTTATTTTTCCAGTTTTTCCATCTTTCCAAACAAAAAAATCTCCTTTATCTACGTGAGTAATTTTTTTATTAAATAGATCAATTTTTGAGCTATGAAATAATTTAGGCAAGTTTTTAAGCCACAAACAAGTAGTTTTTTGAAATGTATCCCCAAAGTAATAAGGTTGTATTATTTGGTCAGGTTTTTTGTATTTTTTACTCATTATTCCGACTGGGTTTTCTACAGCTATTTTATGAATTGGTGCATTTATCATTTTCATAAAAAAATCAATAGCTTGTTGCTGTCTTCCGTCTTTAATTTTTTTTTCAAACCACGCTGCGCCACTTACAGCTAAATGTGTGCAAGGTGGAAACGCTATTAACATATCCCAGCTATCGTTTAAATATTTTAAAACATCGTCTTTAATATGCCATTCTGGATATGGCCCGCTACAGTCTACAATGTCGCAGCTATAAGCTATGTGACCTCTGTTTCTAAATTCTATACAAACTGATTGACTTTCTTCGCAAGCAATTAAAACTTTCATTTTTTAGGCTTTTTTGTTGGTATTGGTGCGATCTGTTCAATGTAAGGTACCTGGCTCCAGCGGCCGTCAAAGTTCATTATCGCGACCGGCTCAAAGTCGCCGTCGCTACGTAGATATTTCGACTTTAGTACGAACTGGCCGGCGTCTTTGTTTTTTTCGACTATCATTGTAGATTGGCTCCAGCGATCGGTATTGCTACCCAGGTGGCCCAGCGTTTCGCCCTGGCCTTTACCCAAGTGCAAAACGCCCATTAGTAAAATATCGTACTGCTTTGTAATCCGTTTTAGCCAGTTAGTAACTAGCCTGGTTTCTTTCGGATCGTTGTAGTCCAGGCAAAGATCTAGCAAGCCGTCCACGATAAGACAGCTGCAGTCCTTGTTATCAATTAAATACTGTTCGATCATTGCGCGTATTTTGGCTGGCATATCCTCGCGCATTGAATAAGCGTCAAAATGATCGGGCAGGCTCTTTTTTTCAGCTAGGCTTATTATTTTATCCATTTGCCTGTAAAAATCAAAGCTGCTCATTTCAGTATCAAAATAACCGATGCGGGGCCGGTCATAAGGCAGCTGCAGTTTCATACCCCATACCGATTGGAAAACAGGTACTAAGGCCGACGCTGCAGCTGCTCCAACAAATGTACTTTTACTAGCTTTTGGCAGGCCGCTAAAAACAATATAAGACTGCAGGCAGCCCACTACTTTACCTTGTATAGTAAAAATAGGGGCTTGCGCTGGCGGCCTATTGGCAGCGTCATATCGCCTGCTCTTTAATAGTTCAGTAATTTCGCGGACGTCGTTTGCCATTTAGTTAGTAGTTCCAGTAGCTAGAAAGCCATAGCATAAATAGGGTAATGATCAGTAGCCAAAATTTATGGCTATTCAATGATCTGTATATTTTCTGTATCATTTTGCTTTTCATTTAGTGCTTGAAAAAGTAAAGAAGCTCCATAAACAGCGGCTTGGTACGGCGTTACGTTTTTGCCCTCGTGCCTTATTTGCTTATTTTGATCTAGCTCTAAATAGTACGGCAGTAGTTGTATTGCCGCATACTCTAGCTTAGTCATTCCAGGGATAGGGGCAATTAAGCGGCCCAGGTTGTCTTGCGCTACTTGCGGCGGAAACGCCGGCTGGTTGTAGTTTTCCATTTGTTTAGGTTTTTTTTAAAGTAATAAATAAAAAAAGATAATTCAATAGTAAGATAGGCCAGGCAAAATACTGGCAGGCATACTAGAATTAAAAAAAATAATTCCAGTAAAAATTTAGCCAATTTCATCGGGGATCGTGTTGACGTTTACAATTACGCGCTGATAGTAGTCAATGCTATCGCCAATAAGTACGCGCAGCTCCATAGCCAGGTTAAAGGGGATCAGCGATTGATCTACTACAGCGCGGCTGCCGCAGCTATAGGTAAATTCAATTCGTACTCTGGCGTCGTCTAGGTGCTTGCCTAAAAATTGTAATGTCTTAATTTTTTGATCTAGTTCGCGCAGGTAAGCCTGGCGATCAGTTAAAATGGCCATAGTTCCGTTAATTTAGGTTAGTGATGTCGTTTGTCAGTACGAATTTATAGAAGAAAATATCATACAAACAAAAAAAAATCTTGCCTGTAGCTGGCAAGATTATTAAATAAGCTGAATTTCAGTAAATTAAGATAAAAATAATTCGCTTTCCGCTTTTCTACGCTTTGTTAGCCCTGGTAATACTTTGCCGCCTGCTCTATTCCAGCGTAAAAATTGCGCTGCGACGGCGGCCTTATCTGCGCCGCTATTTAATAACCTTAGTAACGTAGATCGTGCAAAGGCGCCTGTTCCGATATTAAATACTAGGCTAGCCAGTGCCAGCTGTTGATTAGTATTGATCGGCACTTTTACTAAGCGCTTTACGTCTGCTTCTACTGCAGCTGTAGTAATTCGTAGCCAGTCCAGGGCTTCTTTTTTTGTGATTGTGTCGCCTTGCTTAACTGGTAGCCCTGTATAGGGGTTGCGCGTATTGCCGTAGCCGATTGTCCAAATACCGGCGCTGTCCTGGTAGGCTTTTAGCTCTAGGCCCTCGAATTGTGCTATAACTTTTGCTGCGCTCACTTTAGTTGTAAGTAAAATTAGGCCGACTATTGCCAGGGCAATAATATAGTTTTTTGTGCCTTTCATTCATTACAGCCCTGTTTTATCAAAATCTTTGGCAGCTGCCAGGCCCAGGCCGGCGCCAATCGTT